CTCTGTTTGTATTTCAATTGTTGTATTAATAATTTTATATTTGATATTAAGTGTTTTTTATTTCCGCTTGATAACACAGTTTGATTACTGATGACATCAGCAAATTTGTTTTTTAAAAGGACATCAAACTGTTTATATTCTTTTTTCAGTGTTGTACTTGAGTATACCAAACTGGAAGTGTTTCCTTTTATATAATTCAACTGAGACATGAAATCAGTTTTTTCGCTTAAATCAACAGATAACCTGTACTCTTGGAATAAGCCAGTCAATAGCTTATCTATTGACAGTTGATGTTCTTTTTGGAAGTTGTTCACTATCCTTTTTATCATTAAAGCTTTCATTGTCGGAGTTCGGTTTGCAAAAATAGCTTTTTTAAGATCCTGTACAACTTGTTCATTGGAATCAAGTTTGAATTGATTTATTAAATCATTCAGGAGTTCTTCAGTGTAGCTTTCAGGATTATTGATATCAAAAAGTTTAGTAAAATCTGTTGTATCAATTTCGATATCCTTGAATTTAATAGTTTCATCATTGGTCAATGTTAAACTAAAGTCAGGTGTGTTCATGTAATAAGAAATGGTTTGACGATAATCTACAATATCTGTTTTATTGACAGGTTGAGTTTTTAGTTCTTTTTGTTTGTCATCATTATAATTGTAAACATAATATTTTTTATTATTGACATACTTCTGCCTTATGTTTCTGATTGGGAAAAACCAAGGACACAATACAGCAGTGTTGGGTAAGATTACAGGTTTATCTTTGTACAAACAAGTTAACTGAGTATTCTGTGTGTTTTGTCTAACTCTATCAAATTCTAAATCATTGTCATCATATAAATCTTCAATTCCCATAATAAGCCGATCATGATCTTTGTAGTTGAGATTGAATTCCTTTTGTGAATTCATGATAAGATCATAAGTTTCCCATTCGGCATCTTCATCTCTTTCATCAATGTGGTACATCAATCTAGCAAGGGGATTTACTATTTCAAGATTATCTTGAATGGTTTCATCGTTTTGCAATTTTGTAAGAGCCATCTTCCTTTTATAAAATGCAGGTAAATGTTCTTTGTCTTCATCATTGATTATATTTTTCCTAAAAAACTTGATAATGTTTGCTGTCAACCATTGCCACTCTTCTAAATATCTAGGATGCCTGGGTAAAGTTGTCAAGACAGTTCTTCTGCAACTCCTTGCAAATTCTATAAAACTTGAAGAATTGTTGAAAATTTCTGTTATTATTTTATGTAACTGCATTGTTTCGAAAGTGACTGCTATATAATTGTTGCAGTTTACTCTGTATTCTGTACTTTGATCACCGACTAGTATCATAAAAATGTTTTGTGCACTCATGTCATTTCTTAATGTGTTCACATACTTTATCTTTTTATTTTCCTGTAGCTGCTCAAATCCCCTCGCATATGCCTCTGATATAGCCAGAGCACAGTCAAACCAATGATGAATTTGTACTTTACTATCAGCTATCCCAGTATTGGACCAATTATCAAATTTTGCTTCATCTCCTAATTCAGGCAATAAAGAAATACCTTCAACATCATTGAGCTCGGTTAGCATTCTTGTGAATATCTCTGCTCTTGCAGATTCAGTTGTTGCTGATTTTAGTTTTTTATTTAAGTCAAACAATGCATCATTATTTTGGCTGTAATATTTGCTCATAGCAACTAAATCCTTCTTGCTTTCTGGCAATAATTTACTTATATTGCCTGAACCTGTGTTTTCATAAATTAATGGCAATATATCCTCTGTAATAGTTAGATTAGACATCATGTCATTCCAGAACACATTATGCAAGCTGTTCTTGCCGATTATAACCTTATTATAAACCAACTTGTATGCTTCTGTTTTTAGAATATTAGCTCTCAAATCATCAAAGTCAAAATCAACAGTTTCTATATTGCCATATTTCCCTGTGAACACTACTGACAAGAAAGTATTTCTGTCTTGATCGTTTAACACATCCCAATCAATGTATTTAAATACATCTGATCTGCCAGAATTGTAAACTAATGAATCGATTGTTTGCAGGTTGTAATTGACTCCAGCAACTCTAATTATATGTTTGCCTTCGAAGAAACTATGCTTGTTTAACTTTCCGAAACTTGAAACATCTAGCCAATTATCTATTATTACTGGCACACCAATCCTGACTTGTGAAGGATTGTGCACACCTAATATGTCTTGATTATTATAGGCTAAAAACAAATCATAAGTTTCAAGATTAGGTATGCTGAATAAACTTAGTTTGTTAGCTTTTAATAACTCTTCAAGAAAGCATCTTCCTGTTTCACTGAGTATGAATTCTTGTGAATTAATCATGTTGACATTTTCAACCAGTGTATTCCTTACATTTAATATCATGTAATTTTGATCAATTTTTGTCAACAGTTTACCTGTGCCAACCCAGCTATCTCCTACTTTTGCTTGTCTTTCTATCCACACAGCCCAACAGTCAATGTTGTCAAGATTAATGTTGACTTCATTTTCTTTTCCAATTAAAGTCATGAAGTAAGATGAATTATTGATAAAGAATTCACTTGTTATATTGTCTAATGAATTCAATTGGTAAGTTTTACCATTTATTTTAATAGGAAGCTGAGACAATGAATCCAATCTACTTTCTTTATATATTGCATATAGATAATGTGCATTAACTATCTCTTTGATTTGATTAGAAAATCCAGCAGTATTCAATGAGTGATGCTTAGTATAAAATCCACCAACATTGACCACTTGAGTTTGTGAGTAATTTTTGCAGATCAAATCAAACAATCCCTCATTATTTGAAAAGATTCTTGCAGATCTCTTGGTATCCATATAAAAATTGCTTACAAAACTTCTATTTTTAGTAATATGATCCAAGAAATTTTTGATGAATTTCATATCCAATGGAATATTCAGAGACTGCAGCAATTTTCTCATTGCTTCAAGTTCATAACCGTAGACTTTATCTGTATATAAGTATGGTAAAAGTTCGGGTCTTGCAATATTCACAGCAAGATCTAAAGATTTAAATTTGTGTATAGGTATATCAGTAAAGGCTACCATAGAAAAACTTGATGGTTTGTAACCAAATTGAGTTCTAGGGTTGAACATCAATTTTGAACAATGATCCACTGATTCCAAAAAATCAAAAGCACCTTTATAAAAGACATTGAGATATTTTTGGTAATTTGTAACTGTTGGATGTGTCAATAAAATCAATTTATTTAAATTGTTGATATTGTAAATATTTGTTTTCCCTAAAATATTATGCCCACTTGCCATGTACAATGAATCATAAGCCCTTCTTATTTCATTAATATTTAGAATTGCTTTTGCAAAGTTGTAGGATTTTAAATTAGCAAGAAACCAATAAATGTTCAGCAACGCATGTCCTGTTTTGTTTTGTTGGAAAAACCATTCACTATCCTCAAATTCAGGCAATTTGTACAAGCTTTGTAATTTAGTGTAAGCTTGTGGTATTCTCATAATCTTCCTGTATTTCAAGTTAATAGTTCCGTCTTGTATATCAAAGTCTAAATTATTCACCGCAAAGGTTATGTATTTACTATAAAAATCATTGTCCACATAAGCAACTCTTATTTCGTCAATAGCTGAACCATAAGCCATATAGAGCTCAGGCCATGAATCTGCTGTACCGCCCAATGCTGGAATAGTGGTATCAGTTTCTACCCTATAAAAATTTCTATATAAGTTTGACATACATAATTGAAGGGCATAACAGTGTGCACCAGTGGCACCGTTTGATAATAACTCAATAGATTTGGAAACAACCTGTTTCATGTCAGAACTCAAGCCTTCACCAGAGAAACTCATGTTCAAATTTGACATAAATTTGGGTATCACAGGTATGAGTTCGAAATTCAAATACAATATTGACAACAATTCAAAATAGACTAGTGAAATATTGCACTTTTTATCAGACATCAGATGATTCACCGATTTTTGAAATTTTTCATAAAATTGAATTGTCGTTCTCATATTTACTAAACTCTGACTGTCTGCTTTGGTGATGACATTACCTGCACTGTCATCAGAGTGAGCAAACATGTTAAATGCAACATACTGTTTTTCATTTAACATCAAATCCCTTTCGACACAATATTTTATCAACAATTGAGCTCCAGCATGAAATAAACTGCTTAGCATGTTGAAGATACCCATCACAAAACTATAGGGCATCCTGAAATATGCTGCGCCTGGATTCTCTTTATCTATTGTAAAAATGTCATTGGCCTCTGTTCGATATTGCTTTTGATAATTTTGTAAGATCTCAGTTCTTGTATAGACCTTCTTGTTTGAATGAATTTCAAAATAATGAAGCACATCTTGTACAAATTCTGAAGGCAAAACATCCACCATGCCTTTAATCATATCTATGTATTTTGAAGTGCTACTCCTGGGTGCCCATTTCCTGCAATCAAATGACAAGAAATAAGTGTTATATTTCTCATCTTTATATTCAAAATTTTTCCTATGTATGAGATTAGCTCTCTTACTACTTGGAACACTGATGATCTCATTGTCTACAAACTCACAAATGAACTTAAACATTTTTTCGATTGGGTATTGATATAATTTTGTGTTATAATCCATAACATAGATTTCTCGTGAACCGCCTCGCTGAGTTTTGTCCACAACATGAAAGACACACTCTTCCAAAGGTGTGTTCATTTGTTCACTTTTAAAAGTCTCATTAAGCAATGATAAACTTTTTCTTTTCTGTGCTAAAGTAGTGTTGGTGTCGTTAATGACCTCCAATACGGCTGGGAAGTTTTTGCTCATCAATTCTTTGTAAATCACATAATAACCTTTGTTTGAAAAAAATTCTTTGCCTTTATATCTCAAACCTTTATTGTTAGCCATAACATCAATATTTGTAGCCTTCAACCTCTGATACTGTATGTTGAGATTGTTGACCGCCCTTTTCTTTTTTAATTCACAAGACAACATTCTCCCCACTGCGTAAGCATTAACTTTAGAATAAACAAAATCACTACGGTCTAATTCATCTGCACTAGAAAAGACTTCTACAGGTTGATTTGCATCAGATTTCTCTAAATAATAATTATGTGTTTCAATTAATGAAGATAAATTGTTGGTTTGCTCCAAGGTTTGCTGATATCCTCCTTTACTCATCATAAAGGTTGCATAAATGACATAACTCAGGTCATTCATGCTGTAAATATACCTGTTTAAATAAGGATGGAAAACTTTATTTGAATTAAATCCTTCTTTGTCATTTGAGCCGACTTCCATCCAATTTCTAGAAGTCTTAACATAATTTAAATAATTGTTAATCAAACCGTATCTTAAACTGTGATCGAAAGCAGTGTAACAAGGACCGGCGAATTCTTTAACCATTTTACCTATTTTTGAAGCAACCCCTAGAGTGTTCACAATAAGATATCTCATATTATGCATCATGGTTTCAGTCTTCCTCCTGTTGTGCAGCGCTAAAGCAACAGGTGTGTAAATTATGTTTTGTGTTTCATGCTTGGTGTGCATGGTCCTTAAATAATGATAATTCATTAAATATTTATAATGCAATGACATGCCATCAACAATATGTTGTTGAGGCATAGTCATCCAACCAGTTTCTTCATAAGCAATGTTGTTTGATATGAAGATATTTTTCTTGTTTTGCCAATAAACTGCTTCTTGTCTACATGGGTATATCAATTTGAAAACTTTGGATGATCTAGTTGTCGTTATTTTTCTACCACCTTTAATTATGACAACTACATTAGAGAGTCCCAAATTATCTAGGCAAACGTAATCACTATTAAAACTTCTATTAGAGGCTGCAAATAAAGTGTAACAAAGTCTAGCATGAAATACTGCCCAATTGAATGAAGATAATTTGTTAACTTCTTCCAAATGTTCTTTAAGCATTTTCTGCACAGGTTGTTTTAAATTTGCAAAAAATGGCAAATCTCTCTGAACAGGGATTTGAAATTTAAAGTTTATAGGCTTTGAAAATGAATTAAAAACATTGAAACTATCTTCAAATGTCATCATTTCATCCATATAACACAGATAACCTCTTTTACTATGCCAATTCATGTCATTTTTGATCATCTGCCTTTCGTCTTTATTAATCCTCAACAAGCCACTGTTATTTTTAACTTTGTATTTATATTCATTTTGTGTTTTTTTCAGTTCGTTTTTAAGGTTTATGAACTGAAGTCTGTCATCAGAATTTAAGCGGGTCATGGCTGTTTTGAATGACATCGATTTACCCTTAATAGAATAATCAGCGATTTTGGAACTTAGGAACGCTGAAATTTTACTAAGTGCAGTTTTGTAAATTGGAAGAAGTGTCGGATCTTCTATTTCATTCCTGAAATATTTGACTTGGTCCAAACGACTTAAAATCATTTTTGTGGATTGTTGTCTGCAATCATATGGGCTAAACGAAATATCTACACCTTTATCATATAATATTTCATTTACATGCATTGTGTCAATCATATTGACAAAAGATCGTCTAGGATTGTTGACTATGGGTGGATTAGCTACATAATTTTCAATCATGAATTTGTCGCTCTCATTTTTCAAATACTGTATTCCAGATTCGATTTCTGATAGCGAAACAGGATCAGCCAAATTTCCCCATTTAATATCCCACAATTTTTTCACAGATTGTTCAAATTTGTCAGATGAATACATACAAAATCTATTGGTATTTAAAATTAAATCGCCCTGACTTATAGTTGTTTCCATAGCTTTACCGTGAGGTTTAATGTTGACAGAACTTTCAGTTATCAATTTGTGACTAATAATTTTAAATCTTTCTTTTCCTTTTATTATATCTTGATAGTTGTCGTATATTTCTTCTTCACTTTGTATCATTTGAATCATTTTATGGCCAGTGTTACCATTATTGTTGAAGTCAGACTCTCTAATTCTAAATTCACCATTCCTCATAGAATTTACATTATAAAATTTTGATTCATCAAAGTCATATTTCCTCAAAGTCCTAATAAGATTATGAAATGCTGGTCTATTAGCATGGACTTCTTTAAAACACCAATATTTATCATTAAAATCATGAGTTACATTTTGCTGATTCACTCCTAGAAACGACCAAGAAAACAAATAAGCATAATCAGGTTTATGATTAATCAAAATGAAATTCAGCAGATTGGATGCAAAGTCATTGATGTTATATCCTCTTGTAGTTAAGTGCTCAATGTTTTCTTCTAAAGTTGAAGATGTTGAAAATGTTATAGGTTTGTATTGAACAGTTTTACCCTGTTGTTCATATAATTTGATTTCATTAGCATACTTAGACGTAGCATTATCAATGCCTTTCAAAAAATTTCCTCTCAGTAGATTCCCCACTACGCTGAATTCGTAAATTTCCAAATGATCGCCTGTTATATGTATGAAATCAGGTGTCCTTCCAGTGCCAACAGCAAGCTGTACGTCAGTTCCATAATTTGTTTCTAAACCAATTACTTCGTTCAAAAAAACATAAGCAAAATAATCATGGCGATGTTTCAATATAGCTTTAACAGCATCACCAACTCTGGGATGCACTTGTGTTGCTGAATTGAGTATGCTAAGATAAGAATTGGCCACTTGAAACCCTTGTTGTAAACAGCCATAATCCGGTTTTGTATCAATAAATTGGCTAAAATAATCAATAATGGTATCAACATTTTGTATGTTCAAATCTCTAGGACAAGCACAACACTGTTCGTCAGTGTCAATATCAAGTTCAAATATATGTTTGTCATCTTCATCAGAGCTTACAGATTCATCATCACGTGCTGATGATGCAGGCCGCTCAAGCTCTTCCTCTTCATTTTCAACTTGAACTTCATAATCCTGATTTGGGTCAATGCCTAAGGTCTGCATTTCTTCTTCAACTTGATCTGCCCAACTTGAATATGTACTAGGTTGCCTAATACCTGTCGTATCAAACAAAGATGCATACGTTCTAGTTTGATGTGTCATAGTGTTGTACATCTGCCTTGGCATTCCTCGTGGTCTATCTGAACTTTGAGACATCTTGATGAGTTTGAAATATTCGTAGTTGAGTAGAGAAATTAT